CGATGACCCGTGCGGAATGAACGCTTAACAGCCGCTTTTAAATATAATTTTCATTAAATAATTTCCTATTTATTAATCAATCTCGTTAAAACAAGTGTAAAATGATTTTCAAAAGCCGTGCCGAGTAGAAGCGGCGCGGCTTTTAATTTTAAAAACCCCTAAATGATGAAACCGATATTTATAGATTTTGAAACGTTTTCAGGAGAAGACATTAAGGCAGGCGGCGCGTACCGATACACGCAATCCCCCGACTTTGAAATACTTCTTATCGGTTACGCGATCGAAGACGGAGACGTTAATATTATTGATATGACTAGATTAGATGCCTACGAGCAGTTTACGGACTTCGTGAACTTGATATTAGACGAGCAATATACGATAGTAGCGCACAACGCCCAATTTGAACGATTGTGTTTGATGGCGTACGGTATCAACATTCCCGCGGAACGTTTCCTGTGTACCGCAACTATGGCGTTATATGCAGGATTCCAGGAGAGCTTGGGAAAACTTTCTAAAGCGCTGGACTTGAAAGAGGGCAAAAAGGGCACAGGGTTAGCTCTTATAAAATTTTTTTGCCAATATCAGAAGCCGACCAAAGCGAACCCGGAAGAGTACCGTAACTGCCCGGAAGACTACCCGGACAAATGGGAGGAATTTATAGATTACCTACGTTATGATGTCTTATCAGAACGTGAAGCGCTGGCACGCCTAGACTATTGCAAGTTCCCGCAGTCGGAAATAGACCTGTACAGGCTGGATCAGGACATTAATGACAACGGTATAGCTGTGGACATGGAACTAGCCGAACGGGCGGACGCTCTCAACGAGGAATTTTGCGAGGACCTAAAGAACCGGATTAAAACCAGGTATGGCATAGCTTCCTTAAAGTCCACAATGCAACTTAAGGACTTTGTTCTAATCAACACGGGAAAGACTTTCGATTCGTTCCGTAGCGAGGACATAGACGCTATCATAGCCGAATGTGATAACGAGCGAGTAGACGAGGTGCTGAACGCCCGGAAGACCATAAACAAAACCAGTAACACCAAATACGCATCTATGCGTAATTGCGTGTGCTTCGACGGACGGGTACACGGTTTGTACCGTTTCTATGGAGCAGGTCGTACTGGAAGATGGGCGGGTAGACTAGTCCAAATGCATAACCTACCACGTAACTACATACACGACCTGAGCAGCGCGCGTGATGACGCTACCCACATGTGTTTGGCAGACTTTGAACTGTTTTGGGGAAATGTGCCTGACACATTATCGCAGCTTATCAGAACCGCGTTCGTAGCACCTGAGGGCACTACATTCCATATCGCCGACTATTCGGCCATCGAAGCCCGTGTACTGGCGTGCCTGTGCCGTGAAGATTGGCGTATTGAAGCGTTCCGCAACGGGAAAGATATCTACGTAGTGTCTGCAAGTATGACGTTTAGTCTGCCCGAGGATCAATGCGGCAAAGGTACTCATTACCGCCAACAGGGTAAAGTAACCGAGCTTGCATTAGGCTATGGCGGTTGGGTAGGCGCTGTGTCTACGATGGACTATGAAAAGGCAATTGACCCGGCGTTATACAAGGACATTATATTGAGATGGCGTGCCGCTTCTCCACGAATAGTTGAGTTTTGGGAGGCGCTGGACAGCCGGGCAAAACTATGTATCAGAAACAAAAAGGACGTAGAGGTTATCCGGTACGGCGTACACGTTTGTACTTTTCAATGGTTTACGGAAAACAATTCTCTAGCAATTTTATTACCTTCGGGCCGCCGTTTGTTTTACCCGTTTTGCCGGATCGCTACGAAAAGCGTGCACGGACAAGACCGGGATGTTATAACATACATGGGGGACCTCAAGGGAAAATGGGTGCGTCTAGACACGTACGGCGGAAAGCTAGCCGAAAATATAACGCAGGCAGTCAGCCGTGACCTATTGGCATACGGCATGCAAGAGATTGTAAAACGTTACCCGGCTGTTAAAATTGTGGGACATATCCATGATGAAACAATAAATGAGGTACCTCTGGACGTTTTTGGCGAGCCGACCGTACCGCTAAGTGAGATTTGCGAAGCTATGGCAACTACACCAAAATGGGCGGAGGCTTTCGGTATTCCGTTGAAGGCAGAAGGATTCACTAGTAAATATTATAAGAAAGATTAATTAACATGGAAAAATACACCTTATCACTTGCAGGTTCTTCGGCTTCATTGAAGTGGAAAGCCGTACGTATGACTTGGGAAGCGTTTTTGGAAAGATTAGGAACGCCCGTTATCACTAACGAAACGGTACGCGAGTATGACAGGCTAGATAAGCCCGCCAAATCTTCATTAAAGGACGTAGGCGGATTCATGGCTGGCGAGCTTTCAGGCGCTCAACGCCTTAAGAAGGCTGTTATGTCCCGTTCGATGATTACACTAGATGTAGACTTCGGCGACGATCTATTCCCGTTTGATTTTGCGGATCGCTTTCCGGGTGTAGCGGCGGCTATTTATACCACTAGATCGGATCGTCCCGGATCACGCCGTTACCGTCTTATTATGCCCTTCAAAGAAGAGGTTACAGACGTTACTATGTACGAGGCAGCGGCGCGCAAAGTAGCCGAGTTGTTGGGTATCGATCTATTCGACAAAACAACGTTTCAGCCGGAACGTATGATGTACTGGCAATCTCTTTCCAAAGATCAAACCGGACTATTCGAAGTGTTTGAGGGCGAACCGATCAGCGCGGAGTATCTAATAGGTTTGTACGGAGACAGTGAAGAATGGCGCGACGTGCGCAAATGGGCGTTCCATTCAGAAGTAGAACGCGATACCCGTGCGATCGTTAGCAAGGAGATGGCAAAAGACCCTAGAGACAAAGAGGGCCTAGTAGGCGCGTTTTGCCGCTCGTACACGATACAGGCAGCAATAAAAAAATATCTATCAGACGTTTACACAGAGGTAGACAACGGACGTTATACCTACGCTCTTGGATCAGGCGCTGCCGGTCTGGTAGTGTATGATGACGTGCTTTGTTTTTCCCACCACTCAACCGACCCGATCGGAGACGGACACGCATACAATGCTTATGATTTGGTACGTGTGCACAAGTTCGGGCACCTGGGTAAGGAAGACAGCACCCGCGAGATGAACAAGCTGATTTGCGCGGATAAAGAATGTGTTAAGGATATGGTATCACTCGACGATGATCTAGCCGACTTCGAAGAATACACGGACGCGGTTAAGAGCGACGCGCAGACCGCCGCCGAACTTGTTTGGGATTTAGATCGCAAAGGCAATAAATTGTGTACCGTTCGCAACTTCGTTAACGCCTTCAAGTGTGATCCACTATTAAATGATCTGCTAGCTTATGACTTGTTTCTTGATACGATTGTGTACACCCGTACGCCGTTCTTCTCGAAAGACATCAAGAAGGGTGATATGTTGGACGATACCGCCGTAGCGATTATCCGCGGACGTATAGAGGACCTGCATGGTATTTACAACGACTGCAAACTAACCGATGCGCTGGAAAAGGTTTGCAGCGAAAATGCTTTCCACCCTATCAAAAAATATCTAGAGGCGCAAAGGTGGGACGGTGTGAAACGTATTGATAATTTCTTGGTTGACTACATGGGCGCAGAGCCTAGCATATATGTTTCCGAGGCGTTCCGCAAAATGCTGGTTGCCGCCGTTACCAGAGTTTACGAGCCGGGCCGCAAATTTGATACGGCGCTTGTTATGTATTCGGGTCAAGGCGCGGGAAAGTCCACGCTTATACAGGCGCTTTCAAAAGGTTGGTTCAACGATTCATTAACGGACGTGTCCGGGCAAAAAGCATACGAAGCGATACAACATGCTTGGATAGTGGAGCTAGCCGAGTTGTCAGCCCTCCGCCGTTCGGACGTGGAAGCCACGAAGAATTTCATAAGCAAGCGGGAAGATACATATCGTAGCGCATACGCTAGACGCGTCAAGACACACCGTCGACAATGTGTATTTTTCGGGTCTACCAATGACGATGAGTTTTTGAAGGATAAGACCGGAAACCGCCGTTTCTTCCCGATCGAGGTATGCGTTAATAAGAACACGCACAAGCTGTTTGAAAAGTCTTTCGAGGCGGTGGTAGACCAACTTTGGGCGGAAGCAATGGAGTTGTACATGTTGGGTGAAAGCCTTGTTTTGTCGGACGAAGCCGAAGCGATCGCTAACGAAGGCCGCGAAGAGTTTACAGAAGAAAGCCCGCTAGTAGGTATTATAGAGAACTACGTAGATAGGCTTTTCCCGGCTGACTATGAAGATCGCACAGAACAACAACGCGCCGACTTCCTGGCCGGATCGCTGGAAGAGGTTGGGACGGTTCAAAAAAATACGTTCTGTTTAATGGAGCTTTGGGTCGATGCGCTGGGACGCAGGAAAGAAGATTATACAAGCGCGAAGGGGCGCGAACTGGCAACAGCGATACGGCAAATGAAGGGCTGGTTTAAAGGAAAGTTAAATAGAACTAAATTGTACGGTGCACAAGTAATTTATATCCGTGAAAGAAGCGGGGAAAGCAAAAAATTACTATCTTTGTGACGCAATACTTTCTTTTCTAATTTTTAAGGTTAATACTTTTAGGGTGGTTTTTCAGTTAAAAAGGCTTTCGTAGTGATACGCGAGCCTTTATTTTTGTTAATATACTAAAGTTTTTTGCGAAAAGTTTTGGTAGTTCGTAATTAAGTCGTATCTTTGAAATGTCAAAAGGAAATAAACCAATTAAAAATTAAAGATATGAAAACTAAGATTGAAGCATTAGAAAAGAACTTATCAAAAGTAGCAGGCGTAGAAATAGACCTAACTTTCGCACGTACCAATATGGTTACATTAGCATGGGACGGTGAAGATATAGAAGTGTTCAACCGCTTGCAAAAGTATTTTAAAGGGGGTTCTTTTCGGATATGAATATGATGAAGAGCGCGAAATGTCAGTTTGTTATTTAAGTATATAATTAACCCGGCGGGGTAGCACCCGCCATAACACCCAAAAGATATGAAACAGAATATAGGAGAACTAAGCGAATGCCGGGTAACAAAGCACATTATATGTGATTTGGGGCTGAAAGCAATTAGAGTTAAGTGCACTGCTGACGAAATTTGTAAGGGCGGCGAATACTATTGGAGCTTAGATTACACCGTTAACGGTTACACGGAAACTACCTATAATGAATATGTAGAATTTATGTATCGGCAAGCCATAGAAACTGCAAAGCAGGTGGAAAAATTTTCGGGAGTTAAAATTAAGGTACTGATATGAAACAATTTGTAGTTTACGCATTTTGGGCGATCATATTTGTATTATTCATTTTGTTGTGCTGCGAGCCAACCACTAGCGTATGATACAGATATTGAGAGCGGTAATTATAACGACGGACGGCGTTATAGTGAAGGACTACACGAAAGTCCAAGATAGTTTAGGTGTGTATGTCGTAACAGACATAGAAGCGGAACGGCGGTATACCGCCGAGTGTCAGACCCTGGCGGGATTTACGGTTAAGAGGGTTAATCTAACTTATGTAACAAAGGAATGATGTATATTATATTAGCGGCGGTACTTATCGTGATCGCCGCATATTATCCAATTAAACTTATAAAATTTTATTGTATGGAAAGTACTGAACAGGCTTTGAAGGCCAAAATTACACGGGACTTAAGAGAAGGGAGAGTTTCTCCTAACCTTATTTTGCTGACGATTGGCGCGGGCGGTTTGCGTCTCACGCGTAACCAACTGGACGTTATTTTCGAGTGGATGGTTCAGAATACGAACGCGTGGAATGTAAGATCGGATAGGGGGCTTATCGTAATGTTTAGGGAAAGTCCTTTCAGGCCTGACTGCTGGAGCAGCCTAGAGGATTATAAACACGTGATGCGCCAAATGTTTGGCGAGTTCGGAACAAAGGATTTTTTGAACCATAGGTGTTCAATGATGGAGGCCGGGATAATTTTGAGAGGGTTAAAAGAATTAAAAGAATTAAAAGAACCTAAGGTTATTAATAAGTTTGATTACGTTATTTTCCATCACGAAGGGGAGGAAGTTCTAGGAATGGTAACGGATATTGATGCCTGCAATTATAAGTGCGTTGTTCGCATATTCTCCGGATCGAAAAAAGGTATGTTTTACGCGGGTAACATGTCGGAGTTCATAGTGGTAAGCCATGAATCAGCCCTGAAAGAATTGATAAGACAAAAGGAAGAATGGAAAGAAAATAAAATAAACAACATAGCAATGAGTAACAAGAAAAAATTAAAATCAAGGGACGGCGCGACACGCATCGCACCGGACAAAAGTACAGGTGAATTTTGCGGGCTGTACAAGCTGCAAATGTATACTAAGGATACACTATCGTGGAGCGATTTAGAAGGGTGCACGGGATTGACATGGACGGAAGCCGTAACAGCCCGGAAAAATTACGTAGCACTGCGGAAAGTGTGCAGAGTGACTAACAAGGCTACGCTCCATATTAAAGTACCCGCAAATGAAGGCAACGGAAACTAGTGAAAAGGTATTCGAGCGTACTATGTCTAAGTACGTCGAGAGTAAAGGAGGGATGGCAGTTAAGCTGCTATCCCAATTTATTAACGGGCTCCCGGATCGGATGTACTTGTTACCGGGTGGGGCTGTTATCTTTGTTGAGTTCAAGTCTACGGGCTGCAAGCCTAGACCGATACAGCGTGTTATACTCGATCGGATCACCGCGCTTGACTTCATTGTACGTGTAGTGTCGAACCCTGACGAGTACAACGATTTGAAGGAATTGATAGACTTTTATGTTAACGGGCGTTAACTATGAGAGTTTAATGCAAATCAAAGTTAAGAGTTTACCCTATATTTTGGTAGCTCGGTAACTTGTCGTATCTTTGAAATGTCAAAAGGAAATAACCAATTAAAAATTAAAGATATGAAAGCAACTATTGAATTAACAAGAAGAACCGCTCTAGAGGATGTAATAATCAGAAATGACAATTCCGAAAAGTCACAGATGATCCAAGAAAAACAAAGAGCACTTGAAAACGCTAGAGAAAACGCCGATTATTACAGGTCAATAGGGCAAAATGAATTTGCAGATAATGAAGCTAGTAGGGCGCGTTTATTGGAAAGACAAATCAAATCATTAAAAAATTAATAACCCGGGCGGGTAACACCGCCCACAACACCCAAAAGATATGAAAAAGTTAATCAGTATTTTAGCAGTAGTTTTATTATCAGTTAGCGCGATGGCACAAGTATCAACCGCATCAGGCAGTTTAAAAACGCTTAAGTCTTTCCGGTTAGGAACATGTAAGATCGTAGAAGTCACGAAGGGCGAAGCGGTAACCTACCAGATCACCGGACAATTAGCCGGGACTAGTTCACTGGAAATGGACATAGACCTAGGCGACGCGGACGCAGCGGTTAAGACGCTCTTAAGCCTGGCCGAGTACAAACCATCAAGTAGCAACGAGATCGTACACCTAAATAACCCGGCGGGGCATACCGCGCGTTTCCCGAAGATGGCGGGCGTCTGGCAGATATTTAGCCCGGGAAATCAGTTCACCGTTAACATCTCGCGTAGCGAGCTTAAAAAGATGGCAGAAGCAATAACCAATAATAAATAAGATCATGGAAGTATATAAAAACAATAGCGGCGAGATCCTAGAAGTATCTAAACTACCTAACGGGCGCATAAAATTATCACAGATACGGAACGCAGGCCGCAGGGAGTCAAAGAGTGTAGGCACTATCAAGGAACTAAACGCGTTCCTGTATAACGGAGGCTACCACCTTGCAATGACAGAACGTAGCAAACGTTTTGGCCGTAACTTCACAGAGAACAATTTAAGCAATGAACTGCTGATGATCCTACCTAACTTGGAGCTGGCCGTAGAGCGTAATGGGGACATTTTTTCTTGTTGGTTCTTGGATGACAATGCTGATGGAACAATAGAGGTGTCATGCAACGCACCGTTTGCCGCGGTTAACCGGCAAGGGTATAAAGCGATAACGGTGAGACTTGACGAACTGATTATAATAGAGGGGGGTATTTAATTATGGTAGACTTCAACAAGAAACTAAAGATAGACCGCATCAACCTGTTTTGCGATGTGGTTACAAAGATGGCGCACGGAACGCCCGCCGAGGGCTACGCGATCGGAGACGCTATCAAGCAATTACCCGAGAACCTGCAACAGTATTTAATATCGGAAGTACCGGACAGCATACTACGCAGGGAGTACAGCCGCCGGGAACTCCACAAGGGTGACAACGTAGTGTTTGAAGGGGGTGACACAATAGCCGAGGTCTACAAGGAAGAAGTGTTTAACGCTAACCGGGCGGAAGCCGTGAAGGACTTGCTAGGTATCAAATCAAAATTTCCTGATGTGCTGGACGTTATAGCGGAAGTACTTAAATGTTTCCCAGAGCGGTACACGCTAGAAGATATTTACGATATGTTGTACAAAAAGGATTTAGGGTTATGAGTGAAGGATTCAAAAAATCTAGTTCATACTCTGATGAATGGTACACACCAAAATTCATTATAGACAGTTTAGGCAAATTTGATTTAGACCCGTGCGCACCGAGCGTGCCGCTATTCAAAACCGCCGGAGTGATGTATAATGAATTCGACGACGGACTAGCGCAAAAATGGGAGGGGCGCGTGTGGCTTAACCCGCCTTATTCCCGCCCACTGATAAACAAGTTTATGCGCCGGATGGCAGATCACAACCGAGGGATGGCATTAATATTCTCGAGGACTGACACGGAACTATTTCATACGGAGGTGTTCAACAGAGCAACTGCCATTAAGTTCCTGAAAGGTAGGATCAAGTTTCTAAGGCCTGACGGAAGCGAAGCCGGGACACCCGGATGTGGTAGCGTGTTAATTGCGTACGGTGAAAAGGACGCGAATATATTAGAATGTAATGAACTAGAAGGAAAATTCATAAGATTATGAAAACAATAAGAGTAGACGGGCGTACATACGCCGCAGTGGAGTAGATGAAAACACAGCGTGCAAAGGCTGCATATTTTATACCGTTGGTTGGGACATGAATACGCCACGATGCGCCGCGGTTAATATCCCTGAATTTCAATGTGTTTCGGTAGTGGGAGATGAGGAGAAGAACGTGATATTTAAATTAATGGCTAACAATGTTACAGAGAAGTAATTTATAAGGTTATGAAAAAATATAAATTAGGTGAGGAATCCACCGCAGAGAACACGCCGGAGTACCCGCCGTTCAACCCCAACAGAGAATACCATCTGTTTGAGCGTTTCCAATACAACGGAGTAGTAGCCGAGTGCCGCAATTTCGAGTTGTTCAATATGTGCCGGGATTGTGCTATTTACCCGTGCGGTGTTACTTATCTTAATTGCATGGCGTTCAAACGTGTGGATAAGATAGACGTGTTTTATAAAAAACTAGGAAATGTTACAGAGGGGTAATTTACACGGCTATCAGCGTGCCGCCGTCCAGCACATCAAGGAACACCCGGACGCGGCTCTGTTCCTTGATATGGGACTGGGAAAGACGGTGAGCACGCTAACGGCCGTTGCCGATCTTATAAACGAGTTCGAGGTGACTAAGGTGCTTATAGTAGCCCCCAAGCGCGTGGCCGAAATGACATGGGGCGATGAGATCGAGAACTGGGCGCACATCCGGCACCTACGTTTGTCAGTCATTAAAGGTACCGCCAAACAACGCGAGATCGCCGCACGTACAGACGCAGACGTTTATACCGTGAGCCGTGACAACCTTGTATGGCTTCTACAAATGTGGGGGGGGGCTAAAGTAGCAAATAGCCGC